TGGCCGTCGTGAGTTGCCATCTCCCAACGACTAGGCACTCTTTGGTGTGCGGGACGTCTACACAGCAACAGATCACTAATCGTTGTCAGGGCGTTAGCATTTCATCAATGCTTGTCGCCGGCCCTTGCGCCGTCATTTAAAGCCATACGGTGGCGGTATGCTCAGTTTATCGCCATGAGCTGGGCGGACATGTTTACCAATCCCTATGTACGATGTGTTCAAAAATACCCTCGAGAACAACACCGAAGTGGAAAGGTGGCAGCACGATATTTGCCGCGGCTTGTCTGGACACGTTGTAACGGTAGCAGAACTGGTCAAAGATACACTCTTGCGCAACATAGCGCTGGTTCCCACCAAATTTCCAATCCTCTCTAAGGTTCTCAACGTATGGTCCATCGCCGACGGACTGTAAAATCCACTCATATACTTGCCCAAGTACGGGGACGTGGAAGTTTGACATTTCCCCCAACACTAATCCTCGCAGGTGTTGTCTGCGTTCCTCGTCATCTCTAAACAGCTTTCTGGAGTGGAACATCTTTGCGAGCACCCTACCAGGCTTTGCGCCCGGCAGGTATACTCCCGGAGATATTTCCCAGAACAGTTGGCTGCAGTATTCGACGTCCCAATGATCGGCACGGATGTACGCGGTGGCCTTGAGGCCGAGCCTCTTGTACTGCTCCTTAATTGCCCAATCGCTTAACCTGGTCGCTGCCGGCGGCCAGGCGTATACGATGGAGTCGTCTCCAATAAGCATTATCTTGACGGGGATTCCCAACTGGGCATAGACCCACCACGTAGCCATGGCGTTCTTAATCGTGTTGCCCTTGGTTGTGTCGATTCTGCCCGAATCGAAACTCCCGCACCGCGAATAATAGTGTCCGTGTTTTCCCATGCCACGGACACTAGTGTTAGCGGTTAGGAGGTCGACAACGTCGTCGTTGCCTGGCATGCAGAAATGCAGTACTTGATTGTATGCTGCTATGCACTCTTCCTCCTGTGAAGCGTCGAATCTACTGAAATCACACTCAACCACCACGGCCCCGTCGGCGATCTGACGGGAGTGAAATTCACCAACCTGTTCTCTAGTTGCCCCGCTGGTACAGAAAATGTCACTATCAGGTCCAAAGATGTACATGTTTGACGCTTTGTCAAATGCGTAGAACTCCGGCCCCGTTTGTGCCAAAAACTCATCCGTTTTACCGGATATCAGTCGGGGGTCGAACTCCTCCAAGGTTTTCCCCGTGATGAACTCCCTCTTGATGAAGGCTTTAGTCGTCGTGCTGGCGTCAGTGTGACGCTGTAACAGCCGCTGCTTAGCAGCCGTTATTTGTGCACGGCGCAGTTCAGGGTATCTGGAAACCCAATGGTCGAAGTCCATGATGTAATCACGGGACTCGACCTTTGGCGCCAACCATGTCATGAAGAGGCCAGCGGCGTCTAACCAACACTCCGGTTCTTGCTCAGCACGCGCCACTGGGCCAACCAATTGCCTAGTGCAAATGGCTTTGGCCTCGTTGTGACAGCAGTCGCGGGCGAGCAGGGGGGTGTAGTTCTTGACACTGACCAGTTTCTCGTATTTCTTCGGTCGGCACTTGAAGCGCTGGTATAGGCTATGCTCGAAACGGGCAGTAGGATGCAACTTGCCCGTGTCGATACAGTCCGTGGTGTATTGCGTGCACACGTCGTAACCCTCAGAATCGATGGTCGCTTGGCCCCTAGTTTTGTACTGCAACTTCGGAGCGCTTCCCCTGCCGGATTCAAAGACTCGGCGTCTCTGTATGGCAGTCTTATGGAGGCCTAAGCAAGCTAAGTGGTTCCGGAACATTCTGTCAATCCAGCCACAGTCGGTATCCAGCGGGTTGACAACCCTAGCCAGATCCGCATCAATGGTCAGCTGTTTCAAGTAAACGTTCCGGATGTAATGCAGAATCTGTTCCTCCTTCTCGGCGAAGGGTATCTTGAATCTGTTACACCACGTCTTCAGCTGTCTGAGACAACCGTCCATTTCTGTCTGGTTCCGCGGCTTGCCGATCCAGTAGGCATTGATGGTGTTCGTGAAAGATTTCCAATCACTATCCTCGTTGCCAGTCGACCTAAGCAAAACCGCGGTGTCACGGTACGCATTGAAGAGGTCGGTATTGCCCCTCTGTCGTGCACGCCTCTCCTGGTACAGGAGAGAGTTTTTGTTCTGTGGAGTAGAGTATCCGTTCTTCGTCTCGTCCACGAGCTGGTTCTGTCCAGCTTCCTCAAACGGCCCGATAGAGTTATCGGGCGTTGCCAGCCTTATTTCAGGATCGCTGGTCAGATCCTTCTCTTCCATGTCAGCAAGAGAACGCAGAACCTCGTCAGTGCGCCGGTTTTGCAAAGCGTCTATGGCCTTTTTTGAATATTTATTTTCTTTTTTGGGCCTTGCCTCAGCACCTCGGCTGGAAGGCTTGGTGGGGTTCTGTTTCGGGGTGTAGCTAAATTTGGGGACCACCCTGAGATTCCCCTTCACGGGCGCATTTCGTTTACAATTTTTTGAACTCTTATTAACCATAAACATTGACGGCTGGGACGTCCGTGCTTCCTTACCCCGTTCGCAGTTGGCCCGGTGGGCAGTTAGCTATTAAGGTTGGGGTTAACGGGCTATGTCCAATTATCCTGCTCTTAACGAGTGAAGGCACCATGGTAAACAAAATGCACGGGAGATTATCGTATCTCCAACCGGTCTTTCGACAAGCGTAGTACTACCGCTTAATGAGACGCCTATTAGCCACAGCTCTCAACAGATTAGCGTAATCCCTCGGCATACGGAACGGCAAAGACTTGTATTGGTGAACCCCCTATCCGCCATCACTGGGGTAGGAGATGGGCTCCAGAATCCTAAAG